ATGAATCAAAACAAATTCGATATGGACGAAAAAATGCTTTCACTGGAACAGGAGACCAAGATCAAGGAAAAAGCCCTCAAACTGAAAGAGGAGAAAAAACTCCGCAAGATTTGTCCGATGGTCGTTTTCGGAGACACCGCAAACGGCGAGAAAGAGATTTATGTGGCCTACATGTCCGAACCGAGCTTTCCGCAGTTCAGCAAATTCATGGCCGCTTCCAAAAAGGACGAGGTAATCGCCATGCGCACGCTGGCCCGCGACTGCTTCGTGGACGGCGACAAGGAACTCGTGGACGATGAGTCACTCTTCCTGTTCGGCCTGATGGGACAGCTTTCCGAGCTGATCACCACCCGCCAAAGTGTCCTGGTAAACTTATAAGCCGGTGGGTAGTGACCGACGAGCAGCGCATCCGCCAGCGGATGATCTATGTCCGCCACTACTTTCCCGGCGTCAACCTTGACACGATTTCCGACGAGGAGTTCGCGATGCTTTCCGAAGAGGCGTTGTGGCTGCACGAGCAGATGCTCATCAGCCGTATGCCCGTTCCGATGTCATTGCCGGAGAGGACTCCCTGACCTGCCGCCGTAAGCCTCCGGTTTGCGGCGGCCTTCGTTTCATAATCTCCGCCCTTGCGGAAAGACTATTCTTTTAACGCAGTACCCATTACCATGGCCCAGGAACAGAACTATCAGGTCAACTACTCCATCAACGTGGATGCCTCTCAGGGCACCAGGCAGGTTATCGCCTTCGGTGAGGCGGTAGGCAAGCTGGTACAGGCGAAAGCGTCCCTGACCCCGGCCGTCACGAACATCAAGAATATGATGGACGAGATAGACCGCGTGTTCCGTACCAAGAACGGCAAGAAACGTAATTTTGATTACCGCCTGACCATCGATACGAAAAAAAGCGAAGAGAAGCTGGAACGTATCAAGGGGTTGCTCACGGATATTTCCTCCCTTTCCAAAGGCATCAGCCTGACCATCAATGCCGGGCAGGTCTTGGACAGCAAGAAAATCAAGGCCAATGCCAAAAGCCTTTACGAGAAAAAGGCTGCCGAGATGCGCAAAGCGGAGATCGAAAAGAATGCTACCTCGTCCGTTGGCACGATGACAGACGCGCAGAAACGCATTACCAAAGCCATCGGGAAAATCAACTCCGCTCTGGTTTCCATGGAACGTGGTCGGGAATTGCAAATCAAGACCGAAACGGCGGAAAACAGGTTGCAGCAGATTCTTTCCCTGTTGGGACGTATCAAGGGGGCTGCCGTCATTCCACTCAACATACAAGGTGGAATGCTCTCCGGAGGATTCCCGTCTTCCGTTCCGGTGCCATATGCCCCGCAGTCATTCGTAATGCCCGAAAAAGCCCGGCAGAAACTGATGGAACGGCTTTATGCCGGGCAGCAGTTGCATCGCCAGAAACTGGCCCACGTGGAGGAGATCTTTGCCGCAGAGCAGCGCCGTAAGGCGGCTCTGGCAGAAACGGCAGCAGCGGAAAAGCGGCGTGCCGATGAAGCGCGGGACAAGGAACGGGAGCGCAAGAATGCCGCCCGTGCAGCGGAGAAAATACGTCGGCAGGCAGAACAGGCACGCCGTAAGGCTGAAACGGAACGTGTAAAGGCCGAGCAGGCTGCAAGACGGCAGGAACAGCGCAATGCGATGCAGTCCGTCAGGCTCATGCAGCGGGAACATACCGCAGCCGGTACGCTCTACCGCAGTAAACGCCGTGCCGCCATCAACCGTATCCAGTATTCGAAAGCGCCGTCACTCAGTAACCTCCCGTTCGCCTCGATGCTCAATGCCTATATGGGGTACAGCCTGATCCGTTCGGAACTGACGAAGGCCATCGACTATTCCAACATCATGGAATCGGCACATTCCATTCTCCGTGTGGCGGACAGCGACCTCAAGACATTCGAGACCCGTTTTGACAGCATGGCCCGTCATGTCCGTAAAATCGGCATCGACACGAAATACACAGCCGTGGAGATTGCCGGTGCCGTCAAATACCTGTCGATGGCGGGCATGAATATCGAGACAATCAACAAGTCCATCCGCCCGATCACGAACCTGGCTCTTATCGGGGACAACGACGTGTCGTATATCGCTGACCTGGCCACGAACATCATGGCCGGTTATGATATCCATAACGACAGCATGGACAGCGTGGCGGACATCATCTCCTCCACCATTTCCCGTTCGAATGTGAATATCGTGGAGATGGCGGAGTCATACAAGATGGCTGCCGGTTACCTGCGTATGGCGGGCGTGGACTTCACGGAGAGCAGTGCCGCCATCGGTCTTCTGGGAAACATGGGCCTGAAGGGAACGCTGGCGGGAACCTCGCTGCGTGCTCTCTCCACACGTTTTGCCAAGCCTACCAAGGAGGCACAGGAAGTTCTGGACCGCCTGGGCATCCGGTTCACGGAAATGCGTGACATCGAGGGGGTACAGGTCGAGAAGCTCCGTCCTATAGCGGACATTTTCGAAGAGTTGAACAAGAAGGGCGCGTCGATAGCGGATGTCCAGGCAATCTTCGGGAAAATTGGCGGTAACACGGCGATGATGTTCCTGAAAAACTACGACAAGCTGCGCGAACTGACCTCGTACAATCGCGGCTCACAAGGCATTTCTTCTGAACTGGCATTGGTAAAGCAGAATACGACCAAGGGATTGTGGGCGCAGGTGACCTCCCAGCTGACCGAAGGGTTCATGCAGGCATACGAGGTGTTGGAGCCCTCTATCCGTACTGTACTCCGCACTTTTCTGGCAAAGTTCAAGGCTCCGGAATTTACCCGTGGCCTGGTGTCCATCGGGAATGCCCTGTTGGACATCTTCACCGTGATCGGCAATATCGGCGCATGGGTGACCCGCAATTTCCATTGGATAGAACCGCTTGTCTTTACAGGCGTTGTCGCGACCCGGCTGTTCAAAGTGGCGGGTGCCCTGACGAATATCGGCATCGCCATGGGTTTTATCGGCAAACAGTCTGCGGCCACGACATCGGTCAGTGCCGTGCAGGGACTGTTGGGCGCAGGCGGTATCGGCAAGGTTTCGTTTGCCCAGAAACGGGCCATCGTGTCGGCCATGCAGTCCGCTGGCGTGGCGGGACGGGGTGCGATGACCCGCGCCTTGATGGCCGGGGGCGGTGTCATCGGAGCCAAAGGAGTCCTGCAGTCGCTGTTTGCCACACAGGTGGCTACCGGCAGCGGACTGACCGGTGCTGCCGCCTCGTTGAGTGCCATCAGTACGGGTGCGGTTGCCGCCACGGCAGGTATAGCCGCATTGGTCGGGGCTTTGGGATGGGTGGCTTACAAGACCTGGAAGATAAAGGAGGCGAAGGATGCCGTACTGGAAGAGATCGAATCGAACCGCAAGTACCGTTATCCGTCCATTGATGCCCTTTATTCCTCGTTGAGCGAGACCTATAACATGGCTGTCAAGACAAAGCGTGCCGTGGACGAGGTTGTTGCCGGCAAAAGTATCGAAGAGGCTTCGGGACATAAAATCGGAGCTTTCACATCCAACTGGTGGGCCGGGTTCTTGGGGGAATTTGCCATCGCTTCATCGGAGGGGATGGTATCGCGAGACCATGTGTATAACATGGACAAAGCCCGTCAGGATGACATAAGGGATGCGCTTGTCACCCTTGCCAAACGCGACAGCCAGACACGTATCGATGCCGCGTACGCCGAGTTCGGGAAGATGGGTACGGTATTGGAAGTGGACGCTTTCCTCAAGACGGTAAAGGAGCGTTTCGGGCAACAGGAGAAGGATCTCGACAAGTCTTTGTGGCGTATGCAGGACGGCAAGGCCGTCTATGTGAATGATATCGGGGACAGGTCGGAAGCGGTTGCCGCCCGCACATACGACTATGCCCGGTACATGAACACGCAGACCGTTCCGGAGATTGTGCGTGCCGCCACCGCTTATCGTAATGCCATATCGAGTGCCGCCAATGCGCATGAGCTGATGCGTAAGGGAGGGTTCGACTTTGACCAGCTCAGGGCCTGGGGATTCGAGCAGGACGAAAACGGGCTGTGGAAGCAGCGGGCATTGGGGCAGAACGCCACCGATGCGCAGCGCGTAGACAACATCGCGCATCGCAAGCTGGCACATACGACACTCGTGAAGTTCTTTTCATCGCTCCGGCAGACTTTCGGAGGTTCGGCGGAGGCAGCCGAGAATATCCTCCGCGTGGCGGGCTTCACTCCCGACCAGTACGGCAACGAACCGGATTCCAACGATACACGTCCGTTTGCTGCCAACCCGATTACCAACACGCATCTGGATGACGGAGGGGCCGGCGGCAACTATTCCGGCACGGGGCGGTTGTCCTCGGCGGCACCGAAACAGGTCATCGTGAACATAGAGAGCCTGCTCAGTGTCAGGACCATCGACCTGATGAAGTCGAAGGAGGGGCAGACGGAAGAGATACAGAACCTGAAAGAACAACTGGCACAGGCGCTCATCGATGTCGTGCATGACTTCGATGCCTCCTGGAACGCATAAAATGAAAGGATTATGGGAAGACTGATACAAATCGCGGCCTCGACTTTGTTGAGCGGAGGCATACTCAACCACGGTTCGCTTGGCGGATACATCAGCAACGCCACGCGTCTGGCGTTGGGCATGGGGCTTGCCGAATTGCAGGACGGGCAGGTACATTACTTCTCCAGGCACCATGACCTGCTCAAACGGGCAGCCATACAGGTTGCCTCGCAGACGGCTTACGGGTTGCTACGTTCCTATCCCCGATACCTCAAATACTGGGAACAGCAGGTGCGGGACAAGTATCTTCAGACACAGTCGCAGTCCAGCCTTGCGAACAAGACCGGACAGTACTACCAGCTCATCAGGGAACAGCAGGCGGTGGCGCAGAAGAAAAACCATACCGATTCCATCGTCGGCCGGACAGTGGCGGATTTTCTGGAACTGTCCATATCAGAGGAGGGGAAGTATTATGACAACAGCGAGTGCAAGGTTTTGCCGAACAGCCGGTATGGACTGGTGACATTCGTGGACCTGGGACCGCAGGTACAGGTCAGCAGCCGGAACAATATCCTGCTGACCCGGGTACAGGGGCGGGACTATACCCGCAAGGAATATATATCCGGGGGTGACCTCGAGATTACCATCAACGGCAAGATCACCTCCAAATACCCGGACGTGTATCCCGAGGCGGAAGTGTCCAAGTTTATCAGGCTGGTACAATACAAGGGTGTCATCGATTGCGACAACACGGTATTGCGCCAGTTCAACATTTCACGGTTGATTATACAGGGCTATACCTTACAGCCTACGGATTGCCGGAACGTGCAGCCGTATTCGCTCAACTGTGTCGCCGTGGAGCCATCGGAAGCCGTGGAACTGAAACTGGCGGAACAGGAAAAGGTGGACACGGCCATCAAGCACACGAACAAGTGGATCAAGTATGTTAAATTCGGTACGGAGGTCATCGACCCCGCCTCGTTGCTTAAACTGACACGTCTATGGGTATAGCTGCAATGGATATCCTCTGCTGCCGCATCACCATCGGGGATGCCGACCCGTCCAATCCGATGAGGATACAGAACGGCGTGGAGATTACGGAAGTACAGTCGCTCGAAATCAACGAGAGTTACAAGAAGCTGATTGGAACGGCCAAAGTGATATTCCCGAAAGGGTCGGTATGCCGCTCCACGATTATCGGGAACGTGACATTGGAGGGCAAGGACGTGTCGAGGATAACGACGGAGGTGATGCAGGACGGTGTCATCATCGAAAAACGCAGCACGCAGCGGCTGGTCGACGAGACGACATTCAAGGTCGGACAGCGCATCAACATCAAGCTGGGCTACAACGGCGTGCTGAAAAATATGTTCGACGGATACATTACCGGCTACAATTCAGACAGCACGCTGGAAATCCAGTGCGAGAACATGGCCTACAAGCTCAAACTGAAACAGGCACCTCATTTCGAGACCCCGGCGAAAGGGACGACGGTAAACGAAGTGCTGGAAGGCAGGTACAATATCCTGAAAGATACCGGATTCAGAATACACTCGGATACGAAACGGTTTGAGATACATATCGGCAAGGTAAAGGTCACGGACAACTTCACGGTGGCGGATATCCTTTCCGAATGGTCGAAGTACAAGGTCTACTGCTTTTTGAAATACGATGCCGATAATGACGGGGCGATGCCGTCCATTGCCGTCGGGCGTCCTTATTCGTCCAGCAAGGCACAGCCGGTATTTCCGGAGGACGAATCGACAGGACCGTACAGGATATGCTTCAACGAGCATGTGGCGCAGAGCAACCTGAAAGTGGTCAGGACCGATCCGAAGTTTCTGGCGGTGACCGGCAAGGCTCTCGGGACGGATGAAAAATTCTTTGAGGTGACGGTACGCATGAATCCTGAATACGACCCGGCGACGCCGGGCAGCAAGGAGTTTCAGACGGTCAATGCCACGCAGATTTCAAAGAAGACACACAAGGTAACGGGCAACACGACGGCATCGGGAGCAAACACCAGGACCAAGGTGGATTTGTCCACATATACCATCGTGCCGTATATGTCACCTCATGTCGGAATCAATTCCGACCGGCTTGTGGAAGAGACGACGGAATACTTCCGGAATTACAATATGAACGGAATCACCGGCAATGTGACCATATTCGGGGATTTCGGGCTGTCGCCTGCCGTACAGGTGGAACTGATCGATTACCGTAATCCTTCCAAGAACGGCGTGTATCTCGTGGAAGAGGTAACGACTACTTTCGGAGTGGGTGGATACAGGCAACAGTTGTCAATCCCCTACAAAATCAGAAAATAACCTGCGATGAGGTAGCTGTGTATGGGCAGCCGGATTATTTAATCGAAAACATTGAGATCCCACGACAGGAATTCCTCTACCGGCACCCCTCCGGATCCGACCACAAATGAATGTACAGGCCGGAATTTAGTACTGAATACAGACAATCCCTTGTTAGTTGTACGACGGCCGCTTTTGACCTCGATAGCGACACATTGCCGGTTGCATTCGATCACGAAGTCGACTTCATCGTTCTGTTCCCTCCAATAATAGACCTTAAAGTCCTGCTCGTCTGCCATATTCAGAATATGTGCCCCGATAGTGCTCTCTACCCATCGTCCCCAGATTTTAGGGGTGGTAAATGCCTTTTTGAAGGAAATTCCGGATAATGCACTGAACAAGGATGTGTTAAACACCATCAACTTGGGAACCGAATTGTATTTTCTTGCATTGTCATTCGCATATTTCTGTAAGCCACAAAGCAGTTGCGATTCTGTCAGTGTTGTCAGATAATTAGCCAATGTCGTCACGTTACCGGCATCCTGTAACTGCCCGAGCAGCTTTGTCAACGAAATCTCTTCCCCGGAATATGTACACCCCAGCTCAAACAATTGTTTCATCAGTTCCGGCTTATATATGACTTTAGTCATCAGTATGTCATGTTCAATGGCAGGCGCAATGATGCTGTCCTTTATGTAACGGCGCCAGCGGGCTTCGCTCGCCGTCAGCCTGGCTCCGCCAGGATATCCACCGAAATAGATGAATTTGTCCAAATCCATCCCGAAGGCATCCCGCATCTCCGTATAGCTCCAATGCGGCATTCGGATCAGTTCGTAGCGACCGGCGAGGGATTCCGTAAGCCCGTCCTTGAGAAGCAGACGGGATGAGCCCAAAATGACGATCTTTAGATTTATATCATTGAAAGTATCTGCATCCCACTGTTTTTTGACTTCCTCACTCCAGTTGTCCAACTTGTGGACTTCGTCTATCACAAGCAAATATTCATTGTGTTTGCCCATCCTCATACGCGCCCGTGCAGTATCCCACATTTCACCAATCCATGTCGTGTTATTTTTTTGTACGGAATCGGCTGAAACCAGCATATTCGGAATGGACACCTCTTGCATTACCTGCTTGACCATGGTGGACTTTCCCACTTGTCGTGGCCCTGAAATTACTTGTATCTTATCCCTTCTCTCTGATAATCTGGATAGTAATTCGCTAAATTGCTTTCTCTTGTACATAATCAACTGTATATTACGGCACAAAGGTATATAAAATGTTCAAATTAGCAATGATTTTTACTCAATTCTATTATATGTTTTACTCAAATCTAAACCGAAATCTGCTCATTTCTTTACGAACAAACCAGTGCAACCGTCTATTTATCATCCTATTATATGTTTGCTTCTTGTTTTTTATGATCGACTGAAATCAAATTATCTTCCAGTATCCTATTCTTAAAAAAAACTCATGTCCTCAGACAAATCCAACCAGTTGCTTATCCGTGAGGCTATCCGCAAGATAGCCCTCGGCCGTAGTATGGAACGAATCAACCTGGCTCCCGGAGGCATGTCCGGTATCGGTACGGCCCGCATGATACACGGTTATGTCGCCAAGATACACGACGACCCCTCGGACGAGGAGTTTTCCGACTACGGCGGTACCATCGATGTCGGCGAGTACCCGGACGAGACGGCCTCCGCCGAACCTGTCATCCATAAAGGCGTGCTGCTCTCGGCCGCCACCAACAGCGAAGGCGGCTTCCTGATCGTACCCGTACTCTTTTCCGACGTGACCATCTTCATGGATGCCGCCACCCGCTATGCCTATGTGGTTAACTTCTCCCATGTGGATATCCTGCGGCTCAATGCCCGCACGGAAACCGTCATCGGCGTGACTGAAATGGAGGAGCTGGATCCGGAAAGCGATTCCTCCCCGGACTACGATGAATTGGAAGCCACCGGCAACGAGACCTCCACCCGCTATACGCCGACTGCCGTCACAACAACCGTCAGAAATGACAAGGACAAGGAAGCGGCAAGCGTTATCGATGCGGAAAGCATCACGCATACGGTGGACAAGTCTGAAGTCAGACAGACGGCGGACAAAGTGGTGCAAAAGGTCAATTCCACGACCGTTGCCGTTGCCGACAACAAGGTGACGCTCGGTGACGAAAATGCCACCGAGCCGCTGGTTCTGGGTAATGAGCTTGCCCGGCTGATGCTCGACTTCCTGACGGAATGTTCGAAAATCATGACCCCCACACTGATGGGCACAATGTCGCCGATCAATATGCCGAACTTCATCTCGCTGACATCACGTATCCAGAATTTTCTTTCCAAGACCAGCTACACCAAATGAGCGTACAACTGCATCCCGATATAGAAACCCTCGACAAGGAGAGCCTGTGCTATTCCATCTACGCACAGCTGTACCATAACTTTTTCAATGCCCAGCAGAAAAAGGACGACGAGCATCCTTACGGCATCGAGGAAGGCGACGAGACCAGCCTGAGACTGAAGAATACCGCTTACGGTTTTGCATCCGCCATTGCCGGAGCCGTTGCGGGGGAAGGCGGTTCCGGAAGCGGCGGTTTGCTGTTGGATTACCTGAAGAAATCGGGCGGTGACATGACCGGCAGGCTCAGTGCCAATTACGGCTTCGAAGCCGGCATTGGAAACACCCGTATCCTGGAAACCTATTCGCAGGACATTACCGATCCGGAAGGTGTGGTAACTGCCGTCGAGTACGGCATCAGGATTACCGGTAACCTGAAAGTCGGGGGTGACAGCCTGTACATCGGCGGCAGGCAGTTGCTCCGTTACGACGCGGACAAGACCACCGCTACAATCAATGCCTCCCATATAGACTTTCTGGATGCGACGGTACATTCCAAAGGGGCATGGATTATCGGGGACGAGGATACAGGAATATCCATCTCCCCGACACGGCTGGCCGTGGGCGGGCAGGATGTCTACCATCGTGGCAACGCCAATACGGACACGGCGGATTGGACGATGCGGGACGGCATGGTGAGACGGAATCTGACAGTGCGAGGGGGTACGGTCATGGACGGCGGGCTGAAAGCCCTGCAGAGCGTGGAACTGGGCGACAAAGGGAAATGTCTGCTTTCGTTCTCGGAAGAGGATGTCGCGCTCGGCGGATTCCTCTCGTTCCTGGACGGGTTCGGCATCCGGATCGGAGATGTTCCCGTACTGCTGCGTACCGACAAGGACAAGATACAGTTCGGGAGTATCGGCGGTGACCTTCTTTTAGGCGGCGACCATACCCCGAAGATACGCCTGTTCTCCGGCATATCAGACGTGGACGGCGAGTGTCTGATGCTTTCCCCTTACGGAAAGGCTTGTTTTCCGGGCTCGCTGACTGTCCGCCACAACTACGGCGCCGACCTGCTCTCCTCATACCGGGTAGACACTTCCGATGAAGGTATCGTTATCCACAAGCGCTTGCGGATGGGCACGGCAGAGGGATTCATGCTCACAGGCGACAGGGAGCGCGTATCGCTTTCTTCCGAGGTAATCTACGAGGAAGAGGACGCAAGGACGGCTATCCCTCACAGCACGGATTTTTCACACCGTCCGTCCGTGAGCTGTTATGCCCCGCAGAACCGTCACAGCGAATCGTTCCATATCCGCACCGATGCCGATTTCGTTACGGTCGGCGTTCCGTTGGAAGCAGCCGGGCATATCGGAATCCATGCGTCGCCCACCCGGATTACTGACAGAACCCTATACTTGACAGAGGCGTTACGCCTGCAAGCGGAGAAGGATGGTATCCGGCATTACGGAAACAGCGTCTTTACCGGGTCGCTCTCTTCGGAGTTCTTTTCCTCGGGCCTTTCCGGAAGCGGATGGGCTATCCGTCGGAACCGGACGACAGGAGGCGTCTCCGCCACATTCGACGAAGTGGTGGCCCGCCGTAAGTTCCGCGCCTATGAGTTCGAGGTCCAAAAGACTTCGGTAACCAACGGTTCCTTCTGGATCAGCGACAGCTGTTCGGGGGACACCGTGGAAAAACTGTCATAATCCATGTCCGTATTCCGTTATCCGACATACAAGATCCGTATCGCCCCCGACTCGCAGAAGACACAGGGACTGCAAGCCGGGGATATCATCCGCAGGCAATATGCCGAACGGGAGCGTACCGTCTATTCGCTGATGTGCGTGACAGAAACCGGAACGGAGCTTGTCGGGGACAGGAACGCCCCTTATTTCGTCGGGGCATTACTGGACGGGGACGAGCCGCAGGGCGGTGAACTGCTGGACTTCGTGCGGGTTACCAACCTGCTGGATACGGCACGCAGCGGGGCCTTGTACCTGACGGCTTCTGACAGCGATTCACCCTATATGGATGTCATCGACGGCATGGCGACCGAACGCTCCCTGTGCTATCCCGTCATGGATGGAGGCATGGCGGGAGTGCCGGACAAGTCCAGGTACGCCGTTTATGGCAGCATGCTGCAAACGGAATATCCGGATGCCGATTCGGAAGCGACACGCGTTGTCCGCATTATCCGCAACGCGGAACCGGCAGGAAACGCATCTTGCGGGCTGATACTGACATTGGAAGAACCGGTCGGGCATCCGGAACGCCTGCTGGTATCGTTCAAGGCCAGGTCCTCCAAAGCATCGGACTCCGTACCGATACGGTTCGGCTATACGAACCGTGAAAAGACGGATGCGGAAGATGTAATCTCCATCGACCGGGACTGGGAGTACAAATTATGGGTCATCACGGTGGATTACCCGGCACAGTACAGCCGGAGCCTGTTTCTTGACCTGACATCAAGCCTGACCGCCGAGGGGGACTGGTGCGAAATCGCCGACCTGAACATTGTCCGTCTTGCGTCCGTATCCGCCTTCAGCGAGGCGAGCAAGGTCCGTGTGGGAAAGGTCAGCGGCATCATCGATCCGGTCTTCGGTATATTGGACGGTTACGGGGCCTATTTCCAGAATCTCTATGCCACACGCAATGTCAATATAGCCGGCACGCTTACCGCAGGAGACGGGAACGGTTTTTCAAGCACGTTCTATGTGGGCAAAATCCATAAGAATGTCATACCCGACAGCCTGTCCTGCCGGTTCAGCCATTCGGAAGAACTGGATGAAACATCTCCCGCCGGACTCGGACGGTGCATACGGATAACGGAAGAGAGTCTCCTTACCATGCAAAGTGCCGCATGGCGGGAGGCTCATGCCGGAATCTATTATTGCTTCTCGGTCTGGATAAAAACGGAAGAGACGGCGACTGTCCGCTTCTATCAGGACGAACACCTTGTCGGAGAGCGGACGGCGACCGCTGTCAAAGGGTGGATACGCCATAGTATCCCTTTCCCTATACGCAAGTCGGATTCACCGGTCATGTATCTCGGCATTGCCGCTTCCGCCCCCTTGTCGTTATCCGCCCCCCAATTGGAGGCCGGAAAGAACGTGACCCCCTATCAGGCGACTGATGAAGCCTTGTCCTACACGGACGATTACGGAGCCTGGTTCAACAAGGGAGGTATCGGAGGTACCATACAGAATCCTCTGTTGCGGCTGAACGAAGACGGCTCGATCGCTTCACGGGACGGTTCTTTCGTCATCAATCCGGACGGGACGGGGCATTTCGCTTCGGGGTGTTTCAAGTGGGACAAGGACAGCATCGAACTGCGCGATGTGACCATCCGTTGGGAAGACCTCGATGAGGAGGCGCAGGAACTGCTCAAGCCCCGTTCCGTCTCCCTGACAGGCGGCACGGCGTTCCATTTCACGGACGAGCTTTCAGGCGCATGCGAACCGGATAATATCCCGCTTGTGGCGACCGAATACAATTTCGAGCCGGAAAGCCGGCAGTGGGAATACCTTGCCGCTGACGGCATATGGAAAGATGCCGGGTGCAATGCCGCCGTATTTGAAATGACACCCCTGTTTCATGGCTGGGAAGGACGCGACGTGCTGACCCTCCGCTACACGGCGACATACTGTAATGAAAAAATCAGTGCGACCCATACCTTTTTCAAACTTTACGACGGATCTCCCTCCTATACTGTTTATGTAGAGTCTGAAAACGGCACGACATTCCGCAACGGAATCGTTTCGACGGTGCTCCGTGCCAGGGTGTACAGGGGCGGTGAAGAGATTACACCGCTCATTCCCGACGGCAATTTCCGCTGGATACGGACGAGCCGCGATACGGAGAGCGACAGGATATGGAACGCCGCACCGCATTACGGCAAGGAGATAGAGATAACCGGCGGGGACGTATGGCGCAAGGCCGTTTTCGACTGCGAAGTGAATATATCGACAACATTACAATAAGCATATGGCAATCAAAGTAGCACGCGGACAAGTCACCATCATTGACCAGAATGATGCTGTCTCCTTACAGGCGTTTATCGGTTCCTCGCAACCGCTGACCCAGGTGTTCAACAAGGATACCGGCGCGTATGCCCCCTCGTGGGCGGCATCCCCGTATCTGATATTGACCCCTTCTCTGTTTGTCAGCGGCAAGGCGGCCGTAGACCAGATCTCATCCGTCGGCAATGCGGCGACACTGACAGCCGGTGTCAAGAGCGGCTCCGCCAAATGGTACAAGGACGGCGCGGTCATAACTTCAGGACAGGACAGCTGCACGATCGGCGCCGCTTCCGCCAAATACGCCCTGACCGTCAAGGCAAACCACATGACCGTTTCCGTCCCGCAGGTACGGTATACTTTCGAGGCAATCTACATCGATGCCAACGGGTTGGAGATTCCTTTCCGTGCGGAGGTACAGTTCACCCAGCATCTGAACGCAGGAGCGATGATTGCCGCCGTGGCTTATGCTCCCGACGGCATTGTCTTCAAGAACGATGAAGTGGCTACGCTCAAGGCGCATTGCGACCTGTGGCGGGGCGCCACTATCGATACGACCAATGTGACCTATGCCTGGGGCATCAAGGACTCCGCGGTATTCGCCAACACGACCCTTACAGCCGAGGCAAAAACCGGCACGAACACCGTTACCGTCGCTTCCGTCGCCAATATGGAAGCCGGGGGTAAAATCTCTATCGGTTCCGTGCAGTACACCATATCGGCGGTAAGCGCTTCAACCAAAGTGGTAACGCTGACTTCGGCACTTACGGGGACCAGTGCTTCTGGCAGTCCGGTATCCTGTCCGTATTACAATGCAATGCTGGGTGCCGGATGGGCCTGCCTGACTTCCACCAATCCCCGTGGAGTGACGGCAGGTTGGACTACGAACGAGATTACCATTACGGCAGATGCCGTGCTGAATTTCGAGACATTCAAATGCGCCATCAAGGATACGGATACATCCGCAGGCAACAGTTCGGCAAACAAGGTAGTCTGCGACATCATCTCGTTCACGGACATGTCGGACCCCATCACGGTGGATCTTGTCAGCCAGAAAGGGTTCACGATAAAGAACAACGGCAACGATGTCGACGCCAAGGCGGTACTGTACCGCAACGGAGAGGAACTGGATGCGAACGGCACAGCCTACACTTATACATGGAAATTGTGGAACTCGGCCGGAACATCGGTCATAAAGACCTATACGGGAAAATCCATCACCGTATCGAAAGCGGATGTGACCGGCAAGGGCGTACTTATGTGCGAGGTATCGAAATAACAGAAACGCTATTGATTTTAATGGACGGCGACCGGTGCGAATCGGTCGCCGTATTTATTGAATGGCAACATTCTTATTTGTGACGGCAACCTGCCACCATTCTTTCATCCTATACTTTCCGTAAAGAGCTCATATGGCAAAGACATTGGTCGCCCGGGGGCAGGCGACAATCCACATACAGAAAGACGGCTATACCATCAGCCAGTCGCTCGGAGAATATGTCTTCCCTGCGGATGCGGACGGGAAGATCCCCTCCGCCATATCCGTCACTTCCACCATCCAGGTAACGCTCGGGGATTCCGATTTTTACGGATTCTCCATCGGACCGGTTGTCAAACCTGCCGGGTTCTCTTCCATATCCGTCAACAACAGCAACAAGACCATTACCTATAGCATTGCGGCGGGTACGGCCACGCTGGCCGACCATGGTACGGTTTCCATTCCCGTCATCATATCCGGAGCTACCTATACATTGTCTTTCGTCTGGTCAAAGGCCAAATCCGGTACGCCGGGCAAAGACGGTGCTGACGCCGCCATGCTCGACTGGGTCAAGGAATGGAATACGGGCAAGACGCTCATCAATGGCAATACGGTCATTACCCCGAAACTGTTTGCCGGTACCAAGAACAGTGACGGTACCGTTTCCGGTATCGCCATCGGTTCATTCCCGCTTTCCGTCAAGACAGCTTCCGGAACGGTAACTGTCGAAACTGTCAACGGCATCTATGGCTTCAAGGACGGCTACAAGACCTTCTATGTGGACAACGGGGGCAATGTGCAGTTGGGAAACGGCTGCCAGTCCATCAAATACAACGCTTCCACCGGTAAGATCGAGTTTGGGGCTGATGTCAGCCTGAACTGGGCCGGTGCGGCCTATATCGATAAGGACGGCATCTTTACCGGAAAACTCTCCGCCGATACCGTAAAAGCGTTGCATCTCGACGCCTCACAAATCACCTCGGGCACGATTTCAGCCTCGCGTATCGATGTGGTCTCCCTGAAAACCTCGCTCATCACGGCCGGAAACATCAATGCCCTGACCCTCACGACCACCAAGGGAACCATCGGAGGATGGAGCATCGACAGCGACAGCATCTATCGCGGTACGAAAAAGAATGTTGCCAACGCCTATACGGCGGCATCCGGTTCGATGACTGTCGGCTCGACGGGTATCCGTGGCTATAAATGGCGTCTTGAATCGACGGGAGCCGGTGCGGTGGCGGGCGGCAACATCGCGTGGGACGCTTCCGGAAATGTTACTTTCGCCGCTTCCGTTTCCCTTCAATGGACAGCCCCGATTGATTCCATAACCACCGCTTTGGGCGGTGGCACTTACCCCAAACTGACAAAAATCACCGCAGCGGGCATCTATACCGGAAGCATTACCGCCGGTCAGATTACTGCCGGCACCATTTCCGCCGACCGTATAGCGGCGGGCAGCATCAACGCCTCCAAACTGGATACGGCCAGCGTGAAAGCCTCGCTGGTTACGGCAGGCAACATCGAAGCCCTTACGCTGAATGTCACCAAAGGCAAGATAGGAGGCTGGACAATCGGAGCGGCGGCATTGACCGGCAGCCATATCCTGCTTGACAGCGGGAACAGGCGCGTGGTGGTCTATGGTTTGAACTCCAGCGCGACATCCGGACAGCGGGTACAGCTGTATTATGGCAGCGACAGCGATTTCGGGTTGTACGCGACCAACAGCGCGGGGGCATGTATCGCCCGTCTCGGCTCACAGAACAATATCGCCGGATGGACGATAGATGTGTCCTCCATCCGGAAAGGCAACGTGGTGTTGGGCAGCGACGGTTCGATAACGAACGGTACCAAATGGAAACTGAACAATGACGGCAGCGGACAGGTCGCTTCCGGAAACATTTCGTGGGATGCGGCCGGGAAAGTCTCGTTTTCCTCCGCTGTCTCCCTGCTGTGGAAAAACGACATAGAGGCGGCCAAGAAATCAAATTACGGCTATCCCTACTACCACAAAATCGTCATCAACGGAGAGGAAAATGTATATTATCCGGTCATTTTCAGAGGCGGCGAGCAAACCGTCAAGCGCGATATCCTGATCCGTCGCGGTTACAGCGAGCAGGCTCCTGCCAGTTGGAACACCTCCACCCATAAAGGCGGACTGATCCTGCTTATCAAAGCCAACTTCGGCGGTTGGGGTGGTATTGCCTATTCGTGGGACATCTATGAGCTTTCCGAGATGTACTGCCGCATGTTTGCCGGGGCTGCCCTATGCGGCAACAGCTGCATGTTCGCCGTGTTCCTGCGTGGCGGCGGGACAGGCGGTGCGGTCTACCATATCTATTCCGACCAGCCGATTGTCAGCAGTGCCATGAGTCCGTCCCCCATACCGGCGGCCCCCCAGATAGCCTATAACTCGGATTTGATTTTCCAGAGCGGTTCCACGAAAGCGAACGCCCCGGCCCCCCGTACGCTGACCGCTTCCGTGGAGGAAGAGATACGGCGCAGGCGCTTTATCGCGTTGGCGCAAGGCAGCGACAGTACCCTTGCCGCCCATCCGTTGACTTATATCGGCTCTACGGGAATTTACACCGGAACATTGACGGCGGCGCAGGTCAATGCCGTCAGCATCAACGCATCCAGCATCAAGGCCGGGACACTCTCGGCTGACCGTATTGCGGCGGGCAGTATCAATGCCTCCAAGCTCGATGCGGCCAGTATCAAATCCTCGATCATCAATACGGCCTATATCAACGGTCTGAGCTGTACCTTCACCAAGGGGAAAATCGGGGGCTTTACCATCGGGAGCGACAACATCACCGTCGGCAGTGTCGGAACAGCCGGTGCCATACCCTTGCAGATCCGCTCGGCATCAGCCGGAAGCGGTTACTGGTACACGGGAGGGTACAAACCATTGGGCATTACGCTGACCTGGCATCAGAGCAGCAATGCCGGCCATATTGTCTTCGGACAGATTGCGGCAAGCGGGAATACGGTCAAGACCGGATTCATCGGCATACAGATGATGTCCTGGGACCATCTGGAATACTTCTGCCTGTCGGCCAATTATACCAAAAGCGGAGCGAAGGAGGTCTATAACCGCATTGCAGGGTGGGCATTCGACCATAACCACATCTGGAAGAACAACATCTCGTTGGGCTCGGACGGTTCGATCACGAACGGTACAAAATGGAAACTGAACAACGACGGCAGCGGGCAGATTGCGGGCGGCAATATCTCATGGAACGCTTCCGGTTCCGTCACCTTTGCCTCTTCCGTGTCGGCACAGTGGACGACCGGCATTACGACCGCCCAGGAACTCGCCTCGGCCATGGCGTTCGGCAAGATGCTTTACCGTGACCCCACTTTCTGGAAAGGGAACAATGGTGTCGGTATCTATAACAATTCCAGTAACGGTATGGTGACGATTACCCGGGAGCAGAATTCGACCGCCCCCAATGACAGCAAGTATGTACTGAAAATACAGACCAAGGGTACGGCCAGCCCCGGCAACGGGGGATTCTATTTCGGAACGACTTGCAGTTCACGCAAGGTGCTGGTGGCCCGTATCATCGCCAAGATACCGACGGGACGCAACATCTGTTGGGCGAGCAACAATATCGGTACAGGCGGATCAAGCCGCTGGCTCACCCCCACAGCCGGAACGGGAGACTGGAAAGAGTATGTCTACAAGGTCGTCTGCGGAACCTCGAATTTCTCCACCACCCATTTCTTCTATATCGACGGGGCACAGGGAACGGCTTCCGCACCGCTGACCTGGTATGTGGCCTATGCAACGGTTTTCGACCTGACATCGACGGAGAAGTATACCACGACCATCGATGCCAACGGTATCTATACCGGTACGGTAAAGGCGAACCAGATAGTCGTGGACAGCGCACTGGTGGTAGGCGGCAGTTCCTATAACGGCAGCATATCGGTCAGGGATGCGGGCAATTCCGTCAAGGTTACCCTTGACAGGACTGGCATCACGGCCGTGGCCGGCAAGATTGGCGGATGGGCGTTAGGTACCAGCTCGCTTACGGCATCGGCTCCAAGTTCCGGACACCGGATTGTAATGGCGGCATCCGGATATATCTATCATGACAACCCCTCCACTGGAAAGGAGTATTGGGCATTGAAAACCGACGGGTCCGCTGTCTTCGGATGCGGCAAGATATCGTTTGCCGCTGACGGTTCCGGGTATCTTGCCAGCCGGAATATCAAGTGGGACGCAAACGGTAACGTGACCATGACCGGAACGATCAATGCCAACGCCGGAACCATCGGGGGCTTTTCCATCGGTCAGGGACGTATCGGCTCCACCGCTTCGGGCAGCGGCTCCGGGGGTGGCCTGGCCATTTACAACGACCTGTTCCGCGTGGGAAATACCACTTCCTATGTCCTTTTCGGGGCGAACACGTTCCCGGCATCCACCGGCGGCACATGCGCCACCGGCAGAATCGTGAACAACAAGTATAATTCATACCTGAACAACTACGGGTTGTATATCGAGGTAAAGAATGGATACAGGAACTATGGCGTGTGGTCCAATGCCTCGCTGGTCGGGTCTGCCGCCATAGGAATCAAGATGAAGACCGTATATTTTACGGGTTCCGGGTACACCATTGACTTCTCGGCCGCCAACATTTTCTGCATCTATGCCAATGCCACCTATAATGTCAACCTCCCGAGCGCATCTTCAGTCGCGAGCATGTTCGGGTATTCGAGCCTTCCGTCGGATTTCGCCTACGTGTTCACGCTGTTCTACAACTATAACAGAAGCGGACGTGTGAACATCATGAACGTGAGAAACCATAATGGCGGTACGACAAACTACGGCATGGAAAGAGGGGATTCACTGACCCTTCTTTGCTGCAACTACCCGTCATTTCACTACCAGGTATTAAATTACAGCAGTTAATAACCGGAATTCGCCATTTCACCCTATACTTGTTTAAAAGCCATAGCGTATGAACATTACCAATGTCACTGTTACCAAAATTGCTGAAGAGAAAACAGAGAACGCCTCCTACGTGTTGGAGTATTCCGTTGTCAATGACGAGCTGAACCGTCTTCATGTTTCCGTGAACGAGAAGGAAGCCGATCCGGAAGGAAACATAAAACCCGTCGGAATTATTTATATGGAACAAGGGGTCATCTCCTGCAACTTTCCTGCGGAAAAGGAGCTCGGGCCCATATTCCTGGACTTCGACAAGATACAGCGATATATCCGTGAAAGTATCAATCCTAAAAAAGAATCATAATGGAACTGAGTGTCAAGGACCGCCTTTACCTGCCGACTTTCCTGCCGGCACGCGGCAACTTCAAGGAATTCAACCTCAAAAAGGAAATCCTGCGTAAAATCGCCATCGGTGACGAGGAACGCAAAGCCATCAACCTTCGTGAAAATGCGGAAGACAAGCGTATCGAGTGGGACGTGGAGAAAGAGCACCCCTTGAAGGTGGAATTCTCCGCAGACGAGATGGCCTACCTGCAAGCCGCCTGCGAGAAGATTTCGGACGAGGAACTGCCCGACGACATGTGGGGTACCGTGGAGGCGATTTATAACGAAATCTCTAAAGAAGCATAAACCGAAATTTCTGTCTGCCGCTACTCTTTACACAAAGAGTACCCCGGCCGTACTCTTGGGTGCGGCCGGGATTTTTATATCAACACCATGGCCAGAGAGGATATCATAATGGATGCCGAATACGGGGAAGTGGAAATGTCCGGACGGGTTGCCGGAAAGACTTTCCATAACTTCCGCCTGCTTGACAGCGTGGAAGATGCCGACAATGCGGACTTCCGTCACGGGGAGATAACCGTACCGGCGGACTTCCTCTCATCGTATAGCGATGCAAAAGGTATTCATATCCGTATTCCCTATACGCCCGACAACCGGTTATTGACGGTACGGATTGCCATGGAAAGCGGTTCCGGCGGCGTGGAATATGTACGTTGCGCAGCCACCGGCAAATGCTGGTTCCCTGTCATGCAGGAATATGATGACGGGACGAGGCAGGCGGTGACCCTGCCTTCGCTCTATGCCTTGAATGAAGACGGCCTCTATAACCTGCTGATCCGGGAAGACTGCCTGGTTGTCTACAGCGGCGAGGAGACGGACTTCGGAATCGGAGCCTCCAAGATGCAGAACGGGACATTCCTGCTCAAGGCCGTGGCCGGCAATCTCTACCAGCATCCGACTACCGGTGTGGGGCTGATAGACTTCCTGCACTCCAACATGGAGAACAACGGCCTGGCCGCCAAACTGCAGGCGGAGTTTGGTGCGGACAAGGTCGTCATCAAGAACGCCTATATAGACTCGGCAACGGGAGAATTGTTGCTGGAAACCGAGGAGAAGGAGGACAACCATGGGTAATTACCGTGTCATCACCGGACAGAACATCTATGATGTGGCCCTGCATCTGTACGGAAGCATCGAAGGGATTGTGGACCTGCTTATCAACAATCCGGATCTTTCACTGGAAACGGAACTCCGCACCGGGCAGGAATTGACCTATACCGACGGATTCATCATCAATGCCGATGTGGTTGCCTATAACGGGATGCACGGCATTGTACCCTCCAACGGTGAACGGCATGTCTATCCCAAACATTTCACCCTCCCGCAGGCGGCCGTATTTTCGTTGTCAGCGGCACTTGTGTCCGTGCAGTGCGAGGTTTCCGGAACGGGAACGTTGGAAATCGACTGGGGCGATGACAGTGCAGCGGAAACCGTCATTCTCGGCCATATACCGTACACGCTGCACCATACGTTCGACAGCCGTGTACGCCACAAGCGCAGGATCCGGTGGTTTGCCGATGCCTCGTTCCGCCATATCGACTGGAGCGGCATGAATCCCTCGTCCGTCATCCTTCTCCGTGAGCTGCACGTGGAAGAACTGACGCTCCGGGATTGTGCCCTTGCACTGGACGGTTTCCGGATTTTGTCGGGCACTTACCGGATAGACCTGTCCGGAAGCATGATATCCGACCTCTTGCCGCTCGTCGAATGCCGTGGCCTGATGGAACTCGACCTGTCGGAGGCGCGGATCAGGCCGACCGTATTGGACGAATACCTGATGGCTGTCGTGGAACGCTACGGCAACCGGCGCAACTGCCGGATGACACTGCCTGTCTCCCCGACGGGGACTTACAGGGAGCCGGACCGGGACGAAACGACCGGGCGTTACCGTATCATATCGGGTATGGAGGCCATATGGGTCATCCTGCATGAGGAGAGCTGGAACGAGGGCGGAGCCTGGGAGTTTATCATCGACAATAAAACCTATACAGTGGAATGAGCCGTACGATCAAGGAAATATACAACGAGTCCGTTGCGGAACGCAACCGGAGACTGGAGCTGGCGGAGTTCGCCAGCGACTCCAAGCTGTCTGTCATGAACGGTATCCTGTGGGTAGTGGCGGCAGTCATATACAGTTTCGAGACCCTGCTGGATGTCTTCGCGGTGGATATTTCCGAAGCCATCAACGGGCGTATCAACGGTACGCCTGCCTATTATGCCAACGCCCTGCTGCAGTACCAGCAGGGGGACGAACTGACGGTGCGGGAAGACGGGCTGGCGTTCGGCTATCCGAATGTCGATGAGAGCAAACGCATCATCACGCAGGTATCGTATGTGGAGAGTACCGATGACCGGAATCTGGACAGCAAGCTGATCCTGAAAGTGGCCACCGGCACGAAAGGCAACCTTTCCGCCATACCGCCTGAAGACCTGGTACCCATCAACGCCTATATCGGCAAGTTGAAGTTTGCCGGAACACGGGTGGAGGTCATCTCCACCAAGGGCGATGTGCTGATACCGCGCCTGACGGTCTTCCATGACGGGGCCGTGCCCGAATCCGAGGTATATGACGCCATCGAGGAGCAGCTGAACGCCTATATGATGGAAATTGACTTCGATGCCGCTGTCTATGTCTCCCGTCTGACGGATGCCGTACGTCGTGCGGAACATGTGACCGATGTCCATATCGACGAGGATGCGGTACCCGAACAGGGAATCTTCATAGCCAGCCACGATACCGACGGCCATATCCGGCCCCCGCAACGTGTCACCCGCATGACCCATACCGCATCGGGATATTTGAAAGAATCATCCGGTAAGGACGAGGAAGCCGGCCTGCCCAACTTCCGTGAGGCCATCATCCTGAAAATAGAGAACCATGAGGTATAAGTTATCCATAGACCGCACCGTAAACCGCCTTGTCCCGCATTATCTGTCGGGACGGAAATTCATCCTGTTCGTGCAGAGCTGCCTCTACCCGTTGCAACGCACCAACGAGTGGTTCCGCAGTTTCACGAGGGAACGGCACATCGAGGCGCGCATGACCTCGCAGGTCATCTATTTCGAGTGGTTTCTGAACTACCGGTTCGGCAAATACATCAAGGACGGCAAGGACCGCATCTTCATCAAGGACAGCACGAGTGTCGGTGTGGACCTGTACCACGAAGGGGCGGAATACCAGCGTCCTTTCACCGTATGGTACAACGGGGAACAGGTTACAACGGACAACGAGGCGGAACGCCCCCGTCCGTTCTATCTGCTGGCGGAAGAGAAGCTGATCAACAAGGTCAGCTTCATGGTCTGCGTCCCGCCTGTCACCATACCTCCGCAGGAACTGGTCTATATGCTTTCCTATGTGGTGAACACTTACAAGACAGCAGGCAAGACCTACCTGATCAAGATCGACGAAGACGAATACACCCCCAATAAGAATACAGGACAATGAAAGAATATATTGCGGAAACCGGCGGACGGTATACCTACTCGGACGATATCCTGAACTTGCAGGAACTGGCTCTCAGCATGAGTGCCGTTTTTGACGGCTGCTCGGACTTCATCATCTCCGGATGCGAGATCGAGGGTCCCCGCGTCTCCCCGGGTTATGTCTGGCTCGGCGGAAAGGTACGCCGTTTCGACGGCTGCGCCGATGCCGTCTATCCCTATTATATATACGAAATCAACCGGCATGAATCGGTGGTCTACGCCAATGAGGTCAACAAGCGCGGGCGTACCTGTTATCTCTGTGCCGGAGCCAAGGCTGTCCCGGATACGGTCGATCCGGTTACCGGCAAACTGCCGGCGGCTATCGAGGTGACGGAGAGCTACGCGCCCCGGTTCATCGACAAGTTCTTCGGACGCTATGCCGTCCTGCTCGACACGCCTTTTGCCCGGCAGACCGTCAAGAAGGATCTGGTGCTGGCCGGCACGTTCACCGGGCAGAAAGAAATCAACTCCAAGACCGCCGTCTCCGTCAGCGGCGGGAACGGCTACATGCTCAAAGGCATCGTCAAGGCGGACGGCCATGCCGCCATCGGTGCCTACCTGCACGGTCTGCTTGTCAACGAGATTCTCATCCGGACGGACGGCTCGTTCAGTTTCATGAAACAGGGAAAGGAACTGGCCAGGGTTACGGAAGACGGCATATCCTGCGGTACTTCGCTGAGTGAAAACGCCCGGATCGGGGCTGTCCGCATCAAGGGATACGACATCTATAACACCTCGGATGTGACGGACGAGGGTTGTATCCGTATCAATTACCACGGCACGGAGGGCGGCGGAACAAAATACCGTGACTTCGCCGTGCATGACGGAAAAGCCTGCGCCACACCTGTTTTGAAAGTCATCGGGCGTACCGCCACCCTGCAGGTCGGCGGACTGCTCTCCCTGCAAAGCGCCGGACGGGGTATCGATATTCAGAATACCGCCTATACGAAAGACAATGCCAGGCTGACAAACCTGATTACCTGGCGCGACAGTGCCGCCGCGCTGCTCGCCACCGTCGGCTTCGACACCGCTGACAGTTTCCGTTTTGCGCTGAGGAACGCTCTGGGCGACATCGTGCTTGCCCCTTTGGGAGCGGTGGATGTGCTCGGTACGCTTAAAATCAACGGAAAATCCGTGTCCGACACCTATGTGACCGTCACGGCCTTTACGGAGGCGATGGGAAAGAAAGTGGATGCGGTAGAAGGCAAACAGCTCTCTACCGAAGACTTCACGACCGAATACAGGAAGAAACTGGCGGCTATCACTACCGGAGAACTGACGGAGGGCGGCGAAGGTTATGTCACATCGGGAACCGTCGCGGCGGCTTTGAAAATGAAACTCTCCGCCGACGGGAACCTTTCCGATGTCATGGACAAGGCTGCCGCCCGGAAGAATATCGATGTCTATTCCAAAGCGGAAGCCGGGGAGGTATTTTTGGAAATCTCCGAAGGATTAAAGGAGCTGGTACGCCTGACGGCGGACGAAATCAGCGGGCTGACGGCAGAGGAAGCCGCTGAACTGAAAGCAAAGCGGCAGGCGGCCGTCAGGGATACCCTCGATGCCGAAAAGAAAGGTACCGGGGAGCTGAAACTGGCCAAGACTTCGAACCTGTCCGACCTTCCGGACAAGGGCAAGGCACGCAAGAACCTCGAAGTCTATTCCACGGCCGAGATAGACCGGATGATGGACGGCAAGCTCGGGACTGACTCCGCTTACGAGGGCATTGTCTTCACACCCGAACTCAGGGACAAACTGCTGGAAATCAAGACCGGTTCGTTCGCTTACATAGATGAAGGTGGCATTTCGCACGCACAGGTCGAGGGATACGTGATGACCTCGCAGGTTGTCAGGGAACTTAAGAAAAAGGCGGAACGGCTGATGGGCGGCTACAACGCTTCCGAAAAGGATACCATCGCCGCCAACCTGAATCTGTATACCAAGGTCGGGGCGGACGCCCGCTTCGCCGCGCTTGAAAACCTGTTCCAGGATTACATCGACTTTTTGACCGGGCAAGGAAAATCCCCCATGGAAGCCCGGCAGCTCCTGCGGAACAAGCTGGACGTGCTGTCCAAAGACGAAATCGTCAAGGACTACCTGCGCAAGGACGGCAAACTTTCCGACCTGTCCTTGCCGACAGCGGAGGCGAAACGGCAGGCCTGCCGCGCTATCGGTGCCGCCTATGCGGAAGAATACCAGCCCCTGCTGGCGGATACGGGATGGATGCACATGGAGAACAGCGGCTCGGGAACAGATACCCAGGGGCTGTTTGTCCGCCAGATCGGGAATATCGTGTCCATACAGGGGTATATCAATACCGCACGCAGGGACGGCAGCAACTGGGGCGGCATCGTAGCCGTCATCCCGAACAAGATACAGCCCCCGAGATACAGCGTGCGCTGTACCGCCGCTGACTGGAACGATGACCACAAGTACAACCGGGGCTCCTCGTTCACCATCTACGGCGGTTCGCGCAGGATACAGCTTTACGAGCGCGGTATGTACAATGTCAATGTAGAACTCAACTTCACCTATTTTGTATAGTCATGAAACATAAACTCAATGTAAACGGCGATATTGAAAGCCGCCGGAGGATTGCGGAGCGCAGGAACGTTCCCGTCCGTGAAACCGTACAGCAAACCATTCAACCGCAACATCATGAAACAGAAGAAAATCAGGCCGCAGCCGCAGAAGAAACCGTCTCCCCGGCAGCAGAAGCCCCGAAAGCGAGAAGACGGAAGACCGCAGGGGACGCTTAAGCGCTTTCCTTTCGACGAGACACGGATAGGCTTCATGCTCCGGTATGAGATGCCGGTAGTCTATCATCTGCTCCGCAGGTTATGCGCCACGCAGCAGCCCTTCGAGCCGGACTGGCAGGTCATACGGTCGGTGGCGGAGGCATCGAAAGACCCTTCCTGCGGCAAGGCGAAGTTCCGCCGCTACCTGGACGAGTACCGCCGGGACGGGGTCTATTGCCGGCGCGGGAAACGGCTCACGCCGGGGCGCAAAGCCTACTATGAAGGCATATGCCGCCGAAAGAGAGAAGAGTATATCCGCCGGAACCGCAGGAGGCTGCTTGCCGAAGTGCGGAACGCGCCGGGCGGCGACAGACTGCTCGGGGAGATTAAAAACATTCTTAAAATGAAACGGTAATGCGCTGAAGGACAATGCCGGTGACAAACATTCATGTACATGTATGGCTGTTCCGGGTGATTTGCCTAATTTTGTATTCCACGGTCGCTGCAAGACCTTTCCATATTGTCAAATGAGTATCCTCTTTCGGGATACGGTCAGCGAGACATCCTCTCCCAGTTTTATCAGTTGAACGCGGACGGTGCAACCGAACCCGTCCGTCCTGTTACCAGTTTCTTTGCGATGCGGGTATGCCGTGTCGCATTCTTCGGGCATTTTTAAATCCATAAAACAAAGCGTTTATGCAAGAAGAAGAAAAGAACAACGGCATGGAAGGCATGTCTGTCGAGGAAATGTTCCTCGGCGTTCAGGAATCTTATCAGGAGGCACAGTTGCGTGCCCAGGAGGAGAACAGGGCGTTCGCCCGCACGGAGTTCTTCCGCATGGACAAGTTCGGGACTTACCGTCTCCGTATCCTGCCCATCGCTCCCAATCCGGACGGCTCGCCGACACGTCCGGGCTATGAGTATCCCGTCCACCAGCTGCTTCTGGAGCTGGAGAAACCCGCTACGGGGAACAAGCCCCAGAAGATGTATGTCACTGTCACCCGCGCTACCGATGCCGGATATAGCATTGATCCCATCGAGACTTACCGCCGCATGGCCGTCGAAGCCGCAAAAGAGGACGGGGACGACAAACTGGCGGAAAAGATTGCCGGGGGCTCGTTCGGCGGCGGTCTGAAATACAGTTACGGCCACTGTCTCTATGTATTCGACCTGGGTGAACGTGCCAAAGGCGTGCAGATGATGACCCTTTCCCATGCCCAGTTCAAGGACCTGGATGAGAGGAAGTTCAAGCTGTGGAGCAAGAAACTGGCCAAGAATCCGTCTTACCCGTGCCCGGTTTCCTCGGTGTATGACGCCTATCCGGTGGAGATTGAAAAGCGCAAGAACGGAGCCAAGACCGAGTATGTCATTTCCATTGACAACGAATCGGAACCGGTACCGTTGACCAGGGAGGAACTGACCGCCTTGATGGGTGCGCCGCGTATCCCGGAAATCATCTACCGCTACACCCGTTATCATCTGGGAGCCACCGTCGAGTTCCTCAAACAGTGCGACGGTATCTACGGCATGTCGCTCATGGAGACGGATGAAATGAAGACGGTCATCGACACGCTGGACGGTGAACTGCCCAAGGAGGACACATCTGTAGATACTAATTGA